TTAAATAGAGGTTCATTCTACTAGAAGTTATTTTTAAAGATGATATAAACTATTCGATAGATCATATCATATAAGTAAGATACACACATCAATTTACTGGTGCATGGCAGTGTGGAGAACGGCGTGGCCGGCATCCGCGCTGATGCCCATGGCGACGATCGGGACGAAAAAGGTCACGTACGGGGTGTACTGGTCAGGGACATTGACGTTGCCGAGGACACCGAAGTTGTTGCCGCCAACACCGCCAATGCCGCTGCCGGCGGCAGTCGGGGCCAGGAGCTGGACCTGACGGAAGAAGCCGACGGTCGAGGTTCCAGTGATGTTGGTGCGGATGGTCTTGCCCATGTCGCGGAGAACAACGTTGGCAATGCCACCAGCGCCAGCGACCTGGGCCAGAATGGCAGTGGCGAGGGCACCGTTGGCCGAGGTCATGGTTCCCGCAGGGTAGTTGCCAACGACGTTGCCGGCGGCCGGTACGAACTCATACGCATAGGTCGAAGGGGTGGCGCACACAACGGCGGCGTTGAAAAGGGCAGTCTCGGGCTGAATCTGGCGGATGAAACGGGTAACAGATGACATCTTATATTCAGAACTTAGAAAAAAAACACGGAGGGGTTGATAGAATGTCAGCCGGTGCTCCCCTTCCTGAATTTGAACTCCCGTATACTCGCCATGGTCTCGGAGGCCAGAATGGTCGTGTGAACCTGAACGCCACCCCTTCGAATACCGGTGCTCCCGTACCGGATTCCGCAGGATTCACGTACCCCAAAGAAACAGAAGTTAGTTTCTCAGGGGATATGCTCCGGGGAAACTGGGAGCATACGCCGTTATCAGATGCCTTTTTTACCCGTAGGAACGCGATGGTCATCCAGGCGTCGATCAAAAAAGAAGTCTACCGTATGTCTGGGCCGAAACAGTACAAGATTGATGATCAAGACGTAGATGAGCTGAAAATGATCATGCGTGCCATGTATTTACAGTACGCGAAGAACAATCCGCACAATATTGAGGGACAAATCCAAGACTTAAATAAGCTTGTAATTGATTGGGCTGCTCCTCGTATCATGTCAGAAATCGACCATTATCAATATTATTTGAATGATATCAGCCATTTACCTGTACCGATGGAGAAGCCGTTGAATATGTCATCCGCAGGCAGTAAATCCTTGCCATTCAAACCGATGATGTGAACTTTTTAAAACGTTGTCAATAAAAAAATAATATCTAATTCTTATTATTCCCAATTAATCGTCAAACTTACATCGGATGTGCTATATCTTACATCACATCCAATAAACATTTCTTGAACTCGTTCTATATATCTTACAAGAAACCATGGCGCATTGATACGATTAATGTATTCTGGCATGGTTCTCTGAAGTTGGTCTACGCTAATATATTGTACGTACTGTTTGTATCGAGAATAGAGAGGCATTCGTTGTTTGAAGTCGGTACATAATTGCTCAATCAAACGTTTAATGCCTTTTTCCAAATCCTGTTCAGCTTGTTCGATCTTTTCCACGTCTGGGTCATATGCCTGGAGTTGTTCACGGGTAATGGGAAATTTCATTGTATCTTATTGATAACATACAATGACATTTCAAATTTTAGAATTAACGTGACCTTTTAGAAATATATTTGCGAGTTTTTCGTTTGCCTCCACTCTTATTTTTCCATTCGGAACATTCGCGAACTTGTACTACCTCTTTATTTCCATTCATACTTTTTCTTATGGTATGAGCTATTCTGCGATTTCGCAGTAGATTCTTTTCTAGTTTGTTCATATTCGGAATTGAACCGCGGCGGCGATTTTTTAAGGAATAAAGAGAAACGGGAGAAACCCATGGTGTACAATCGCGTGTTTGGTCAACACCGTGATGAACACGATAGGTATTACTAATCATATAACTAATTTTTGGATCTCCTGAACGATGTAGTTTTGGAAGAGAATATTGACTCATTTCTACTATTAAAAATATATTCATTTATATATTCATTTATGTATTCTTTTACTTCTTCGCAATCATTGGCTTGCGCTTCTTGACAACTTTCGCATCAGATGATGCCACGGATACCGAGCTTGCGACGCGCTCCAATGAATATTGAACCCATGCCAGACGGAATGCCTCCAAATCCGCTAGCCATAATGAAGAGCCCGTCTCTGCCTCCACGCGCTCTTTCTCCGTACGCTTCTCCTCCCACTGTCCATCCAGCTCAATTACAGCAGATTGTTTCACACGATCCATGCGCATACGCAATACATAGTCATACGAATCATACTCATCGGGTTTCTCCAGATTCGACAGCGCGGGAATCTCACATGCTTTCAGTCCTGCCACAATCTCTTCATCACTCTTCTTCTGAAGTACCAGACGGTCATCAATGATGGCCTGAATGAATCGCCGTTTCGCATCGAGTTCACGCATCTGTGATCCCAATACTTCCAACATGTTTTTACGACGTGCCTCATACATCGGCAAACGCTTCGTCACAAACGCTTCCAGAATATCACCAATCGTCTTGTACTTCACAATGTTAAACTCCGTATCGAAGCATGTCATATTTGTCGTCTTCCACGAAGAGGTCAGCCTGAACTGCTTCTCGAACTTCTCGATATTATCCTTCAGAGCGTCGTACCCTTCTTCCGTGAAGTAGAGTACGAATCGCACATCAACATCGTTATACAGGTCATCAAACCCCTTTAATCCACATGGTTCGATGTCACCCTTGGTGGACGCATTGGAACTGGTTTCCGCCTTCTTTGCCTGAGCCTTCGCATCCTTTGATTTCTTTTCTTCCGCGTCTAGCAACACGTCAAGGAATGCCTTGTAATCTTTCGTCCAGGTACCCGCCGGCAACTCGGTAATGGTCACAGCTTTCTTCTCGTCATCCATTTCATAGATACCTTTCGTAATCCAGGTCATCTCATCCGCGCGATGCGTGGTACCTTTGAATCCAAACCACCAGGGGTCTAGAGGATGGCCCGCCAGCGAGTCCATCGAGCCTTCCAAACGATGGCGCAACAAGCAAATGATATCGTCAGGCTTGTGGGGAGGGATATCCGTCGAATAACCCGTGCCGATTCCAACCGAACCGTTAATCGCCAACAGAGGAACGACAGGCAAGTAATATTCAGGCTCAACCACATCGCCATCATCGTCGATGTACTTCAGGAGAGCAGCATCCTCCTTTCGAAACATGGTATTCACGATGTCCTCCAAGTAGGTATGGATGTAACGAGGAGAAGCCGCATCCTTTCCACCCATCAAACGGGACCCAAACTGTCCCACAGGCTTCAGCAGATTCACATTGTTCGACCCAACAAAGTTCTGCGCCATGGCCACAATGGTTCCATTCAGCGATGCCTCACCATGATGGTAGGCCGCATGTTCAGACACATAACCTGCGAGTTGTGCCACACGGATTTCGTCTCTCAGATTGCGCTTCAAACAGGAGAACAGGATTTTACGTTGAGAGGGTTTGAGTCCGTCCATGACGTGAGGTAAGGAGCGGATGTTGTCTGCGTTGCTGAAATGAATCAGCTCATCGTTCACAAAGTTGGTATAGGAGGCTTTGGAGGCCACGGGAATCAGCATCTTCGTGGGGTCATAGTGACTCAGCCATCGCTTGCGGTCGTCTGCTTGTTTCTTGTTAAATGCCAAGTTCATGGATTCGTCGGTTTTCTCGTCCCATTCGTATAGGATTTCATGGAGGTCCTTGAACCACTCACGCGCTTCCGCAGGAGTAGACGTACCCAATCCTTTGTAGTATTTGATTTTCCAACCGGCTAGGGAGTTCGTCTCTTTCCACTGGTTGAACTCAGGAAGAGAGTAGAAGGACAGCGTCGTCTTCCCCTTCATCGCCTTGAGAATGGGAGTCAGAAGGGTACACAAGAAGCCAGATTTCATCAGACCTGGCCACTCGGCGTGGAAGAGGTTCATGAGAAGACCCTTGATGTGGGATCCATCGTGATCCTGGTCAGCCATTACCATGACACGACCATATCGTAATTCCGATACGTCTTTGTAGACCCTGCCTTGCTCCAGGCCAAGAATCTTCTTGATGGCGGTCAGCTCTTCGTTTGCGTTAAACTTTTGAATGGTGATGTCGCGTACATTCAGCAACTTACCTCGCAAGGGGAACACACCCCACTTCTCACGCCCAACCTCTTTGAGACCTGAGATAGCAGAGGTAGCAGCTGAATCTCCTTCTGTCAGAATCAAGGTACATTCCTTCGATTTTGCGGTGCCGGCAAGTAGCGCATCTTCCAGCTTTGTCATTCCACGAATGGTAGAACGCTTCTTACCATCTGTCTTTTTCGTCTCTCGAAGTGACTTGGCTTCCAAGAGGAACTTGGCTTCTTCCAAGAGTCCCAGCTTACCAAGCGTCTCGACGAGTTTACCGCTGTACTCGGGACGAGAACCAAACTCCGTAGCAGGCGTGGTCAGAAACTCCTTGCTCTGTGAATCAAAGCTCGGATTTACAATGGTGGAGTTGATGAACAGGACTACCGAGTTCTTGAGTTGTCCTGGTTTGATATCAACCTTTTTCTTTTTTGCGACCTCACAGAAGTCTGTAAGGATTTTACGCCCCACGCTCTCCACGTGTTTACCACCCTTCTTGGTATGAATACCGTTGACGAAGGAGATGTGCTTGTCTTCGGGCAACTCTTCTTCATCCGAGTACAAGTGACTGGCCAGAATCGCGCCGACTTCCCAACGAGGCCCACAATTCTCATAGGCGAAACCTGTCATACCGTCACGCAAGAACAGCTTGATGAACTTCTCAAAGGTATTGGAGGGTACCACACTTCCATTCCATGTTACTTTGACATCCTTTCCAACGAGCGACGCAAGCTCGATGATACGCGTATGAAACACGGCAATCATATCATCGGAAATTCCGGTTTCAGAGAAGGCTCCCACAAACAAACGGCGGTCAGGGAGAAAGGTGATCGTAACAGAACCGGTCTTCGCTGTGCTTTTTTTAATGATGGGTTTTTCACAATTGGTCATATTGTCGTACCACGATTGAGTATACTGCTTTCCGGACGCGGGACAACGAATATCAACGGTAAAGAGTTTGCTGAGAATGTTGGTTAGTTTGGCTCCATAACCGTTCTTACCTCCTACGATCTTCTCTTCTGACTTGTCGTAATTACTGGATGTAAGGAGATGTCCGAAGATCATCTCTGGAATCATGACTTTTTGTTCTTCTTCCATTTCAATCGTAATGCCGTCACCATCGTTTTCAATGGAAATGATGGTATCTCCATTCTTGCTCTGAACGGTCGCGTTGATGTGCTTAATGGGCGTCATTCCAGCGGTGCTGATGGAACGGACATACTCATCGCGGGCATTAACGATGATTTCATCAAAGATTTTGTACAGACCAGGATTGAAATGGAGTTTGCGCCAGACCATTTTGTTTGAACCGGCATCATACACCCAGCGCGTCTCTTCGTTGGTCTTGGTGCTGCCGACATAGGTGTCAGGGAGTTCCAAGATGTGCTGGTGATGAGTGTGCTTCTGGTATTTACGAGTGGCCATGGAGTACGCAGTATACGGGGAGGTTGTCTTTCTGTTTAGGCTCGCACTCATGTCAATTTTTATGAAGATATATATTAGAATGGCTGCGGAGCGTAACAATCAAAATGTGTTTGAAACACCGCCCTCTAGTCCATTATTTGTAACACCAGAGTCTACACCAAGAGGCAATCGCCAGTTAACTGTGGTGGAAGAACCTTCAACTCCAAGAGCAAATGTGAATAGTGTTCCTCGGCCTCCTCCTCCGTCTCCATCTACTCCAAGATCAAACCGGCCTAGAATTCCAATCAATGAAAGAGCTCTTGCGTCTCATCCTAAATTCATTTCATTTATGTATCAGTTTGTTAAAAATGCGGAAATGGATATCGTTCAAGATGGAGGATTACCAGATCATACTCTGACAGTAATTGGAGGTGCTGCCTTTACATTATATGCGTATGTTCTTCATAATCATAATATGGAAGAAATGGAGCAATCGTTGGCCAATGCGAATATCGAAAAAACAGCCGATATTGATCTATCATTGTGGTATCATCAAGAGCTCTCGCGTGCTGATTTTTTAGAATACAATCGTAAATTTAAAAATAGAATCGAGCAAATTTTTACATCAGATGAAACGAAACAACAAATTAAGAGATTATTTGATCGTTTTATTCCAAATCATGAGAAAATTGCTACGTTTGATGTGGAAGTTACAATTGAAAAGATTCCTG